CTCTATTATACAATCTAAAATTCAATTTCAACGGAATCATTTTGAAACTTAGAGTTAAACTCCATACTTATGTTCATAGTGACATTTGCTAAAGGAACATGCTCCTTAAGGAAGAAGGTTCTGTCAAATAATGATATCAATGAGTAGTTTACTGCTGTTCTTGCTTTCCCTTGGAAAAACTTAGAACACATAGCTATAATCTGTTTGTTAATTTTAAGTTCGATTAGGACCTGTGAGGCTATGATGTCATATTTCAAATTTTGGATTTTTTTGAACAATTTGCGTGACTGTTGAACTCTCACACTAGTGTTCATAGATTGAATACTATCAGTCTTAATAATGAAATCTATGTACTCCTGTAATGATTTGTCATCAGTTTCAAACGTGAGCATCAATCCATCCTCTTTAACCTCATGAGAAATCAACTGTGTTATGAGATCTGTTGCATCTTCTAACTCTATGTTTTCATCAGTCTCCTGATTTGTATTTGTGTCCCAGTCCCACAACCCAAGACTTTCTTTAGTTAGATCACTAATAGTGGGTTTCGGCACATCTAAATCATTTAACACCGAGAGTAAAGTATCCCGGTTCTTGTATAAAACGTGGAAATTCTGGTTCATTGCCCCTATTGCTGAGATATCACTCAACTTCAATCCAAAAACCCTAAAATCATACTCTTCAGGGACTTTCTCATCAGTTGACAGCAATCCTGTTTCGACTCTGTAAACCTGTCTACCAAAACCATCAACTAGTTTTGTCCATTTTTCATCAATTTCCATATCACACAATGGGAATGAAGTGTTCTGAAACATGTTTGTGTCTAATATTTTAAAACCAATTGACTCAGTACTCTTAATCACCATCCTCTCTCTCAAAACCCATTCGCCCCTGTCCATTTGATCTATAATTTGATTCACTGGCACATCAATTATTGAGGACAACTCATTGAAGAACAAATAAAGAATCTCAGGGTCGTCCAATTTTATTTTGTGTATAGTGTATTTCCTTTTTGAATTGCTAAAGTAAACAACCATTTTCATTGAACCCATGAACAAGTGTAGCTGGAAGTCTCCATAGTAGCCTTTTTCTGAATATTTCTGTCTGATGACCCATGTGTGTAACACCATTCCTATTTTCCCAGACCATTCCTCCACATTATTTAATATCCCATGAGCTATAGCACACATCATCACTCTCTTTTTTGTCTGTTTGCTTGGTCCTGGATCCATCATGAACTGATTTATTTGAACTTCATCAACAGAATCCCACATTGATTTCTTACTATCTCCAAACTTACTTAAAATTTCATGGTTATGACACAAATACAAATAATCATATGTGTCGAAAGTATTCTTTCTATCTAGATATGTGGAAGAGAATTGTGTGGTTAGCCCTGCACTTGTGTTTCTCTCAATAAGTGTTTCGTAAGTTCTAACAACGTCAGATGATCCTGATCCGTATATAATACCCTTAAAAGATTTATCTCTTAATGAGAATAACTTCAGGATCAGCAGCAATAAAGACTTAGTTTTGTCTTTGATTTCTCCCCCAAACTGATTCATTGTCTCAACAAGACTGTCTTTTATGAGTGGAAAATGTAGTTTTATTATTTCAAAGTCCCTACTAACTTTGTTTTCAAGGCTGGGTGGCACTTCTACAGATGACCATTTGTAATCCAACAACCTTGGTACAGGCTGAGTCAATCTGGTGTGAATTTTATGTGTGCTAAGTGTTTGTATTGTTTGGATTTCCAACAATGGTCTTGAGTTATATAGTGGTCTGTGTGGTGGTAGTTCAATGAAAATATCATAGTCCTTCCATTTAGGGTACAGGAATTTCATATGTGGTTCCAAGTCTTTTACATCTGATTCTGTCCTCAGAAGTTGTTCCACGCACTCAAAGAATGTCATTTTCTCAATGGTGCCATTGGGAACATAGAACACTTTTGCAGAAACAGTGGCTGACACTCTCCCATAATAAATTGATGCCGCAAGATTTTTCATCGCTTCAGCCGACCCTGTAGTATACAGTTTTTGAGCTGTCCTAAATGCTATCTCTTCCTTCTCCTTAGGAGCTCTAATTAATATCAAAGGATCCTCCATAAATCGTTTCTCTAACATTTCTTTGGTGTATACTGAGTTGTCCCTAATTCTTTGTAGTTGCTTTACAGGGCCAACTGATGCTTCTATTCTTATTAATCCCCCTAGAATTGTGTCTCCATCTTCTAACTCACTCAGTGTTTCAACAATGCCCCCCTTGACAACTTTGTGGCTCACAGTGAAGAAATGCTTTTCTTTCTCAGAAAGGTTTTTGAAATCCCTGTATAATTGATAATTGTAGTATTCAGGGCCGAACATTAACATCAAAGCTGGGTTGAACAAAGGATATCTACCCATTTGATATGGCACTCGTGTTAACCCAAGCCTAGTGTGATCATTTTGCCCACCTGGATTTGTGTGGTATATACCCTCAGCAAAGTTCTTGTTTAATAGATGTGACAAATAATATAGATCAAGACATCCACCATTCTCCACAATTTGCCTAGAAGCAGAATAACATTCTTTCACCAGTCTGTAAAATGAGTCAGTGTTGACAGGATGAACTGATGATAATGCAAATTTTATGAGTGTTGGAGTAAATGTCATACCACTGGTGAACAAGGAGTTAAACTCACCAATAAAGGGATTTATGCTGGATTTAACCACAGATGTTCGACAATTGAATAATAACTCTGATATTTCTTGACACTTCAAAAACGTCACTAACTTGGCTCTCACATGCCGAAGTGAGTCATCCTTGTATAATTCAGGACAAAACATGGTGTAAGAATCATCAGAAGACAAAATGTCTTCATGATCATTACAGTCCCAATGTTGTTTTTTACAACATCTTCTATATAATTCATCTCTAAAACTAATCATTGCTAGATGCAAATATGAGGACGTATAGTGTAATATACCTTGTCCCATGTTGGACTCATTTGGATACAATATACTCTTATCTCTTAGAAATTTCTCCTTTAGCCTTTGTAATCCAGGAAACTTATGCTCATGTTCATTGTTATCTTGATACCATGCTTGTGTTAGCCGATCTGGTAAAACACAACTCTTGTTTTGATGGCGTATCAGCACATCAGTGATGTAGTGCAGATGATCCCCAAGTTCCTTCCTAAAAGGAGTGAACAAATAAAGGAACTGTATCGGGACAAAGCTTGGGCCCCATCGAGATTTGTCCATTGTGAGGTGGAAGCTGGCTCTAGCTCCAGGCAATTTCTTACATTTGTACAATATTGATTTCATGTTCTCAAACTTTTTTGCACCATGAGTTAGGGTCTCTCTGTGATCAAAAGAGCATATATTTCTAGATATGGTTTCTAAAATGTTTATTCTGATTCTGTTGGTGATTGGTAGAATCAAAATTTCTCTCACTCCACCTATTTGATTTTTCTTGAATACATGAAAATATGTTTCCTCATCCTTGAACCTCCTTGCAACATCGTAGCTATTTATACAATCAAAATCATTTAGCAATTCACCTATAGCCTCAATACACTTCTTCCTTGCATTTTGTCTTTTAACAGTTGGCTGAAAGAATCTATTTGATAGAGTTGATGATGACTTGTATGTTGCAAACTCATCTAGAGTCTTATTCACATTTCTCCTAATTATTGACTCTTTTATCTGAATTTTCCCAGGGTCATTTAACTTTGATCTCAACAAAGTGGCCCCGATCTCAATTGCTCTTCTTGAGAATAGATGAGTTCTTTTATCAATCAAAATTTGTTTTGCAAAATATATGTCATCAACACCTTCTTGATATCCTAGGTGCTTCCCTTCTCTCTTAATTTCAAGAAAGGAGTCCTCACCTTCAATTATCTTATCCAACACTTGAAAACTTGAATGGGTTGGGTCATCTTGATTTTTGTTGAATAGCATGGTGAAATACATCTCTGAAAGAATTTGGGAAAAATCTGAGTGATCTCTACCTGATATCAATGGCCTTGGGAGTTTGATTATTGAACCACCTTGCATATCAGCAAAGGTGTGAGTCAAAAAATCATATTTCACCCTCCCAAATTGGACACTCTCGGTTATGTTCCATTTCTTCATTCTATCAATGAACTGCAAGCATCTTCTCAGATAGTACAACTGTAAAGGACTCCTAATAGCCTCATTAAATTTTTTCATTACAGATGTGTATCTAGGCCAGATTGAAATGGATGTCATAACAAGATATCTAACATTCTGCAACATCTTTGATGTTGTTCTCTTATCTTCCAAATATGTCATGATAATGAGTCCCAAGGTGTTGCTATCATCTCTTCTCATCTGGTTAAGCATTGTTCTTGAGATCACATCTTCAGGCTTAGAATTGTCTGATTTGTACTCATTAGACATCATTGTTGCATATGCCATTAGAATCTTGTCAAAACACCTAATGTAGTGATCCAGTCTATGTACATCACAGGATAGCCACTTTGAGTAAGAGACTTTGTTGTCTCTTATTAATCTCTTAAATATCCATGTCATGGATAAATCATCAGTGGTTAAGCTTTCATTATTGACAATGACTTTGAACCACACTGTGTTTGAGAGCTCTCCGCATCTTAATTTTGTTCCTTGATATAAGAGAACAAAGACTCCTTCTGCTCCTGTTGGCTTTAAAATGTGCCTTTTCCTCCTGTCACCCCTCATGGCATTAATATTGATCTCTCTATATATGCTTTGACAAATTCTGACATAATTCAACCCAATTCCTTCCAACTCTGTCAACTTACTCATGTCTTCTTCAAGACCACTTGAGTAACTAACCTCTTTTTGGGATAGAATAAAGCTATACCTTTCAACATCTGGTAATCTTATAGTTGGGTCAAGAGCATAGCCATCACGTT